TTACGGTACCGTATCGCGCTGTAAAGCTTGGGCGCCGAGGGTACGGGATAGAACTTTCCGCAGATTATTTTCGTGATGGCATAGGCTATTTGAAACAAGCGGAAGAAGAGCAAACGGCACCTACCCTATTTGATTTTGTCGAAGCACAAAAAGGAAAAGTGGAAGTCGGCGGTCAAAGTGATGCAATAGCGGAATGACGTTCCGGCTTTTTCGGGCAGACCGCAAATTCGCAAACGCTTGGGAATTTGGCACATGTCAACAGAGGAGCCTGTAAAAGCGGGAAAAAACAAGTTCCCGAGAGTACAAGCCCCGAATCGGTTTCGGGGCATTGCATTTATTTTTTCAGGCGGCGGGGGCCGCTTTAACGTCCTTGTGATGGGTATTAACAAATCGACGGAGGGAACGGAAAATGCAGAAGACATGGAAAAACTACGATTACGAGGAGGTATACAGTGAACTTCTCCGTGACAGGGAGATCATCTTCCAGCACCGTTCCCGTGTTGCCTATGTGACCCGCACATATAAGGCCGGCGAAATGATAGAGGTGGAAATATTTCCGGCCTTTCTTGACCGGAAGGATTTCAGCCGGGCCAAAAGGCTTACCGTCAGCACAGACAAGCAAAGGAGGCTGAATGAAAAAAGAGCGGCAAAGAAACTCATCCGAAAAATTAACGCGAATTTCTCAAAGAATGATCTATGGCTCACACTCGGATATGACAATAAGCACCTGCCCTGCAGCCTGGAACAGGCGAAAAAGGACTTGCAGAATTATATCCGACGAGTAAAAGGAGTCAGAAAGAAGCTCAAACTCACAGCCCCGCTCCGGTACATATACGTCACAGAGTTCGGGAAAAACCGGGTACATCATCACATTCTGATATCCGGGGATATGGAGCGGGACACGTTGGAAAACATGTGGACGCTTTGCGAAAGAAAAAACAGCAGAAGATTGAAGCCGGATGATTTTGGTCTGACCGGCCTTGCCGTTTATCTTTCCAAAGATCCGCAGGGGAAAAAGCGCTGGGGGTGTTCAAAAGGCCTTAAGGAGCCAAAAGTGACAGACAGCTTTCAAAGGTTCCCGAAAAGGAAGGTTCAGAAGCTTGCAGAAAATCAAAACCTGATAGAGGAGGAATTCAGAAAGCAATATCCGGGCTACCGGTACGATCCCGAGTACCCATGCGAAATTTATTATAACGAGGTAATTGGATTATTTTATCTGCATTGCAGGATGTATAGGAGGGCATCATGAATTTTTGTGCTGAAATTGGACGACTTGCAACCCAACCGGATTTGAGGACAACCTCATCCGGGAAATCGGTTTGCTCATTCAGAATCGCGGTGAAGAAAGGGAGAGAGGAAACAGACTTTTTCTCGGTAGTATCGTTTAACGACACCGCAGAATTTTTGTAGCGCACCAGAATTTTTTCCTTCAGGAATACCTCTTAGCAGGTATTGTTACAACTGTGGCGCAAAGATGGACGGAAAGGATGAAGCGGAATGAAAATCAATGTTTTGGGTACGGATTACACGCTTAAAGAGGCAACGGAAAGCACGGACAATAAGCTTGTTGGGAAGGACGGTTATTGCGATACAAGCGTTAAACTGTGCGTTTTTTCGTGCTAAGGATTGGCGAAAGAAAGGACGACCATCATGTGGATGACAGATAGTGAGATCAGGACAAGCTACCGTCAGGCTCTTAACCCAAAAGAGCAGATCAAGATCCTGGCGGAGCTTAACGATTGCAGTAAAAATAAAATCGAATACATCATCGGACTGTGCGATAAGCTGTACCCGGAAGTCAAGATGCAATATAACGGGTCAGGGAGATGTTACGGAGACGACGTAAAAACCGCTGTGCTGGATTACATACGATCCGGTAAGTCTGTGCTTGACGCAGAACAGTATTTTGGCATACATCATTGCACGATCTATCAGTGGTGCCACAGCGCCGGCGTAACTCCAAACTTTTCAAATAATGAGCTGCGCAATCAAATTCTTGCCGATCTTAATTCTGGCATGAGCGTCAAAGACGCGTCTCGCAAATACAAAAAGTCAGAGGGGACCATATACAAGTACTGTCAGGACGCCGGAATGGTGAAACACAGAAAGGGGTCTGATCTGTGAGAGATTACATACCAAAGCGTGAGTTTCCGTATAAGCTGCCGCGTAATGTGTATTATCAGGCTCTGTACGCCGTGCGTGATTACGACCGGATCAACAGCGAGCACAAGGAAATGCTGCATGCATCTGCACCCAGCGACGGACAGCCGCACGGCAGCACTCCGGGAGATCCGACAGGAAAGCTTGCGGCACGCCGTGCAGAGCTGTCTGACAAGCTTACTGCGATCGATCGCGCGCTGTGTGAGATTCCAAAAGAGTATCGCAGAGGTGTCGCGGATAATGTTCGCTACGGCGCAGGGTATCCGATGATGATGGCCTGTATCGATACTTGGTCGAGATACAGGCGCAAGTTCCTGTATTACGTCGCAAAAAATCTTAGATTATTCTAAATATCAGTACCCGGGGGCAATTTCAAGTGGTAGAATAAGTATAGTTAAATTTGGGCATCGGGAAACCGGTGCCTTTTCTATAGCAGGGGATAATTTTTTGAGGTGATACCAGAATGATTTGCCCATACAATCGCAAAACAGAGGTTCAAAGTCTCAGATGGGAGCAGCAGTTCCGGGAGGAAGATAGCGCAGACGTAAAATCCCTGACGCAGGTATGCCAAACGGACTTTACCATGATGGAATGTCAGAAAGAAGAATGCGGTGCATGGCACAATGGTAGGTGCTGCTATGCATCGGTTAATCTGAATAACGAATAAACGCTTTGCTTCGGTGAGGCGCTTTTTTATGCCCAAATTCACAAGCGCTTGTGAATTTGAGAAAAGAACAAGAAATCCTGAGCGGGTTAGAATAGGAGATGAAATCAATGACCGAAAAGAATAAGGGCGGAAGACCGCCGAAATATAAAAATAAGGAAGAAATACAAGAAAAAATCGATGCTTATTTTGACAGTTGCAGAGGAAAAGTCCTAAAAGATGCAGATGGAAATCCGGTTTTGAATAAAAACGGACAACCGATTCTTTACGGTGGAAGGCCGCTTACAATAACCGGATTGGCTCTTGCGCTTGGATTCAGCACTCGGAAATCATTACTGGATTACGAAGGGAAAAAAGAGTTTGTAAACACGATTACACGAGCAAAGTCTATTGTGGAACAATATGCCGAAGAAAGGCTATACGACAAGGACGGAGCGAACGGAGCAAAATTTAGTCTGGCAAACAATTTCGAGGGATGGAAGGATAAACAGCAAATTGAGGCGGATGTAAATAGCGATGTTACAATCAATATTGATTTGAGCGACGAATGAGGAGGTGATCCAATGTCCACGGTAAACATCAGGATAAACAGAAGAGTATTTAATGACTGCTATATCCCGTATCTCAATAATACCGACCGTTATCTTGTGTTTTACGGTGGCGGGTAAGGATCATCCGGGAAAAGCTATTTTATTGCGCAGAGATTCATCTACAAGCTGATCCATCCTGTACGGTGCAATCTGCTGGTAGTGCGTCAGACAGGAGATACCAACAGACGCAGCACATTTCCGTTACTCAAGCAGGTAATATCCAATTGGGGACTTTCGGAACACTTTAAGGTCAACGAGAGCGACATGCGCATTAAATGTAAACTGACCGGAAATGAAGTTGCCTTCGCTGGTCTGGATGACGTTGAGAAGATTAAATCCATCACATTTGAGAGCGGAGAACTAACGGACATCTGGTGCGAAGAAGCAACCGAAATGCAGGAATCAGATGTAAACCAATTAAAAGTACGTCTCCGCGGCGGAAAGTCTAAAAAGCAGATTGTACTGTCTTTCAATCCGATTAACATTCAGCACTGGATTAAGAAACACTTTATTGATTCCGGGCTTGCAACCGTCTGCTTTTCCACCTACAAGGATAACAAATTTCTGACGGATGATGACCGCAAAGCCCTTGAGGATCTGCAGCACATTGACGAGTACACATACGAGGTCTACTGCCTTGGTAAGTGGGGCATTTTAGGCAAGACGATATTTGATGCAAGGGCAATACAAAATCGCCTTGACGGGCTTCCCGGAGCGATTAGGACGGGGTATTTTGCGTATGACTATGACGGCATGCGGATCAGCAATATCAAGTGGATTAATGACAAGAGCGGGTATATCAAGATATACCAAGTGCCAAACGTTCCGCAAATGACAGAGTATTGCATCGGCGGTGACACGGCAGGAGAGGGCAGCGATTACTTTGTAGGTGATGTTCTCGATGCAAAGACGGGCGTACAGGTGGCAAAGCTGCGGCATCAGTTTGACGCAGACCAGTACACACGTCAAATGTACTGCCTTGGGAAGTATTACAAGGATGCGCTGATAGGGATCGAAGCAAACTTTGACAGCTATCCAATAAAAGAGTTACAGCGCCTTGGATATCCAAAACAATACGTCCGAGAATCGCAGGACACATATACCGGCAAAACGGAAAAGCGCTTTGGCTTCAAAACCACAAGCCTGACAAGGCCGACAATCATTTCCCGGCTGATAGAGATCGTCAGGGAGCATTGCGATACCATCAATGACAAAGATACCCTTGAGGAACTTCTAACCATCATCCGCAACGAAAAAGGCCGCATCGAAGCACCGGACGGTGGCCACGATGACCAGATGATGAGCCTTGCAATTGCACACGAGATCCGGGATCAGGTGGTATTTGTCAATGATCCGATCATAGTCAATCAGCAGACGCATTTCAACATCGAGAAGTATGCAGAGCCGCAGTATGACTACGGCGAGAGCATAACAATCATTTAATAAGGAGCGGGTAAACATGGAAGTATTGCTGTTGTTGGTTATGGGCATTGCAAATATCGTATGCTTTGTGATTGGCGCAAAGGTAGGTCAGGCAGTAAGCAAGGGTGAGGATATCAAGATACCTACGGTCAATCCTGTAAAGGCGTTTAAGGAACACGAAGCAAAGAAGGAAGCACAGATGGAGCAAAACAGGATTGATACCATCATGCGCAATATAGAGGGATATGACGGCACGTGGAGAGGTCAGGAAGATGTACCGGGAAGGTGATTAAGTGGATATCCAAGAAATCAAAGAAACGCCAATTTGGACGTTATACGAAAAGGGACGCAACTACCACAGGCGCACCGGGATATACATTGACACCGACCGCAATTACAGGATGTATAACGGTAATCAGTGGGAACATGCAAAGCTGGGCGATGTGGAGCCGGTGCAGAAGAACTTCATCAAGCCGATTGTAAAATATAAAGTCTCTGTGATTCATGATAATCTGTACGCCATCAATTACTCTTCCCAGAATTACGAAAACCGCGAGTTTCGCAAACAAGCAGAGAGATATTGCGATTTACTCAACGGATACGCAGGACGCATCTGGGAGCAGGACAAGATGGATTTCAAGGGGCGCAGAGTTAGCAAGGACGCAGCAATCAATGATGAGGGTATTATCTACGTCAATTTCGATCAGGACAAGATGATGCCTGTCAACGAGATCGTCAAAAAAAATGATATCTATTACGGAAACGAGAATGACGATGACATTCAGGCGCAGCCGTACATTCTGATTCGCAAAAGGATGCCCGTGGTAAATGCCATTGAACTGGCGCTTTCAGAGGGCATGAATAGAGACAAGATTCCGTTTATCATCGGAGACACGGACAGCTTCGAGGAAAGCGGAGAAGCGGCCAAGATCGAACTGGATAACATGGTAACTGTTATATACAAGATGTATAAGAAGGACGGCACAGTGCATTTTTCGGTTGCTACAAGATGGTGCGAGATTTCAGATGATGTTGACACCGGGCTGTCGCTTTATCCCGTGGCGCATTTTAACTGGGAAGAGAAGGAAGGAAGCGCACGGGGAGAAGGAGAGGTCAGATACCTGATCCCGAACCAGATTGAGGTCAACCGCACAGAGATTAGACGTGTTCTGACGGTCAAGTATCAGGCATACCCGCAAAAGGTTGCTGATATCAGCAAGATATCCAATCCGCAAGCGCTCAATACTGTCGGCGGCATTATCCGCACAAACGGTCAGCCTGTTGACGATATTCACAAAATCGTTGGTACACTTCCACCGGCGCAGATGTCACCTGATGTCAAACAGCTTCAGGAAGACTTGATACAGGTCACCAGAGAGCTTGCAGGAGCGGGAGACATTGCAACAGGTCAGGTAAACCCTGAATCCGCATCCGGTCGTGCTATTCTGGCCGTGCAGCAAGCTTCACAGGCTCCCATGACAGAGCAAAAGGACAGCTACAAAAACTTTATTGAGGATCTTGCAAAGATTTGGCTGGAATACCTGATTGTCTATTCCGCTGACGGCGTAAACATGGAAGAAACAGTCACAGATCCTTCAACCGGTGAAGAGACCGTGCAAGTGGTCAATGTTCCGCAGGCTGCATTACAGCAGCTTCAGGCAACTGTTAAGATTGATGTTACCCCAAAGGGAGTCTATGATAAGTTTGCGCAAGAACAGACAGTCGAAAATCTTCTTATTCAGGGATTCTTTTCCGCTCAACGGGTGGGAGAACTGAAAATTTATGCAAAGGTTCTGGATGATGATTCTGTTGCTCCGAAAATGAAGATTGAGGAAGCAATTGATTACATCATGGAGGAACAGCGTAGAATTGCCATGATTGAAGCACAGGCGCAGCAGATGCAGCAGAGAGCGTCACAGTTTCTTATGGGAGATCCTGATGGACAGGCGTCCATGATGGCTGACGCACAAATGCAGTTGCAGCAGCAACAGGGACAGCAAATGCCTATTGAATCTGAAATACCGGAGGAAGCTCCGATGGAAACAACTGAATGATAATTAACGCATCCGTAATGGGTGCTTTTTTATTGGCCAAGCGTGATGCCGTAAAACTCAAACGGAATTTGGTGAAGCAAACACCTAATCAAAAAATAGGAAGGAGTTCTTTATGGACGAGAACGAAAACCTTGTGGTTGAACAGACCGCTGAAAATGTGGAGCAGACCACAGAACAAACGCCTAAGACTTATACAGAGGCAGAATTTAATGCCAAGCTGGATGAGGTTTTAGGCCGGAAGATTGCCAGACGAGAAGCAAAGATCAGAAAGGAATACGAACGTAAATACGGCGGCCTTGAAGAAGTGCTGAAAGCTGGCACAGGCAAAGAGAATGTGGAAGAGGTTACGGACACCTTCAAGAAGTTTTATGAACAGAAGGGTATTACTATCCCGTCAAAACCAAGCTACTCGGAAGAAGATGTAAAAATATTGGCGAGAGCTGATGCCAATGAAATAATTCAATCCGGGTATGACGAGGTCGTAGATGAAGTAAATCGTCTTTCTGAGATCGGCGCCGCGAATATGACAGCGAGAGAAAAAGCGGTGTTTACAGCACTGGCCGAACATCGGCAGAATGCCGAGCGGGCGAAAGAACTGTCTCAAATGGGTGTTACCGAGGATGTGTATAAGAGTAAAGAGTTTACCGATTTCGCATCTAAATTCAATTCCAACATTCCCATCAAGGATGTTTATGACATCTACAGAAAGACCCAACCGCAGAAAGAAATTAGAACAATGGGGAGCATGACCAATAAAGATTCAGGCGACGGCGGCGTAAAGGACTTCTATACGAGGGACGAAGCGTTGAAATTTACCAAAAAGGATTTTGATAAAAACCCAGCGCTGTTTAAAGCTGTCGAAGCCTCCATGCTTAAATGGTAAGCTGCCTGCTATGAAACGGAGGAATTAACATGGCAGTAACAAATTTTATTCAAACTATTTGGAGTAAAAAGATTCAGGACGATCTTGAACTCAAATGCAAGCTTGTTGACAGCTGCCTTCGTGATTACGAGGGTGACGTGAAGCAGGCGCAAAGCGTCAAAATTCTCGGTGTTGGTGAACCGACCATCGGCACCTACAACAGCGGCATGGATATTACCATTGAGGAAATGTCAGACCGCGGGCAGATTCTTACTATCGATCAGGCCAATTATTTTGCTTTCTATGTGGATGATGTGAATCAAGCGCAGTCTGTTCCCGGACTGAAAGAGAAGTATCAAGAGAAGGCGGTACACGGCCTTGCAGTGAAGCGGGATTCCTATGTTGCAGGTCTTATCAAAGACGCAAACAAGGTGAAAACCGAAGATACCTCGGTTACTTCCGAAAAAACCTACTATACGCTAAGTGGAAGTACGTTCAGCACCGTTCCTTCTCCTTCTGGGAACCCAAAGAATCTGGGTTATTACGAAGATACCGCAATCGTGGCGAAAGAAAAGACCGAGGCGGCAATCAAAACAGCAATTGATGAAGCCATCGTTGCCCTGCGTGAGCGAAATTTTGATGAGGAAGGCGTAATTGAGATTACTCCGGCAGTCTACAACCTCTTCAAGAATCAGCTGATTACGCTGTCCACCAATAACCCTGAGTACATCAAAAAGGGTATTGTGGGTATGTACGATGATTTTCAGGTCATCATGTCCAACAACATGGCAAAAGACGCTGCTCATGTTTATTGCTGCGTCCGTGGCAAGAAAGCGATTGCCTTTGCCGGTCAGATCAATGAGGTCGAAGCTCTCCGATCGGAGAAGCGCTTCAAAGATATCATCCGCGGCCTTGATACCTTTGGTTCCAAGGTCATCGATCCGGAACGCATTCAGGTTATCAAGGTTCCGGTTTAATCATGGGGGAGAATTCATTCTCCCCTCTTTTCTTGAATACAGAGACTCTCTGTGCTGAAGAAAGGAGCTGATAATAATGAAATTATATATCAGAAAGCCAAGTATTGACCTGATGCCTGGAATCAAAGTGGATAAAGACACCGTATTTGAATACAAAAACGATAATGTATACCAGAAGATCGAGAATATGACGATGCATTCTATCACAAAGGTAACAGGAGCGGGATATAAGAGCGTATACGATACCACAATTCAGCTTAAAGAAGGAGATGTGCTTATCTTCGAAGAGGAAGGCAGAGGGTATATTAAGCCGGTAGAGGACTTTGTAACAATCGGAGAAGCAATTGAAGACCTGAAAAATATTGAGGGATTGGGGTGAAAGTATGACTTTAAAGGAAATGAAAACGAAGGTATTGGGGTTGATCGAAGAATTAAACCCATCCAGCGCTATGCTTACAGATGATCCGGATATATCAACAAAAATTAACGATGTTATCAACCAGGTTATTTTTGAGCTGGCAAGAATCAAGAAAATTCCCAAATATATAGAGCTGGCAGTAAGCGAGGGCGATTTGGTTGATTTCGATGCAATTGAAAATCAATGCGGAAGCACAGTCTATCAGATCAATCTGGTGAGCGGGGTCAATTACTCTTCAAGGGCAAACGGCACGGTTTTAAAAATGTTGGAAACTGGTACTGCAGAAATCGATTTCTTTGTATATCCGAAGCAGATTACTTCCACCACAGCGGATTCATACGAATTTGAGCTAAGTCAGGACGCGCTTGAAATTGCACCTTATGGAATTGCGGCGGATTTGCTTAAATCGGATGTAAGTGCAGAATACGGCTCAATTTATGCCACGAGATATGAAACCATGCTTCAGAGGCTTGATCCGCGCTATGCGATGGCAAGTATCTACATAGAAGAAGGTGTCTGATTTGAGCAGTTCAACCGGAACACTGGTAAGCAGAATATATTCCGGATTCCGAGGTGCAGATTTCAGAGGGAACGAAGTCAACCTTGCCAGAAGTCCGGATTGTTTAAATGTCTATAAAGATTATAAAGAGACGGAAAGCATCCGCACAAGACCGGGACTGGAACAAAAAATTCCGTTTGACAGTATTGTCTACGGCATTTTCTTTTACAAAAATCAGATGTTGGTTCATAGCGGAACTTCTCTGTACAAGGTCGTGAACGGAGTAAAGACGGCTATTCGAACCGGATTGAAGGCAGCGGTGAGCAGCAGCTTCATCTATGAGGACATTTTCTACTTCAAAGATGGGCTTAACTACATTCAGTATGACGGCACAACGGTTTCGGATGTTGTTGGATATGTTCCCACCACAACCATTGCCCGTAAGCCTATGGGCGGTGGCACGAAATACGAGGATGTCAATATGCTTTCGAGCCACAGAAAGAACAGTTTTCTTTCTGACGGCGGAAGCTTCGACTATTTCCTCGATGTCATGAACATCGACAGCGACTTTGTGCCGGTTGTGACATATAACGATTCTATTGTTGCTACAACTGATTACACGGTGGATTACACGGAGGGTAAGATCTCATTTACAAACTACGCACCAGACGCGCCGCTGACGGATGGGCAGGACAATATCATTATTGAATTCAAAAAGAGTGTCCCCGGTTACAGTGACAGCATCTTGAAATCCACATTGCTGCAGGTGTTTGATAACCGTGTGTTTTTTAGCGGGAATCCCGACTATCCGAATATGGTTTGGCATTCAAGTCTGAATGACCCGACCTATTGCAGTGACCTTGATTATTACCGGGAAGGTATGGATTCTGCACAGATCAAAGGAATGGTTGCAGGAAATAATGCGCTTTGGGTGTTCCGGGAGCCTTCGGAAACAAATACAACGGTGTTTTATCACACCCCCGCATTGGATGAAGAGTACGGCAAAATCTATCCTTCAACGCACTCCAGCGTAACGACAGGGTGCATCGGAAAGGCCATAAATTTCAATGATGATATTATTTTTTTTAGTGCAAGAGGAATGGAGGGAATCAGCGGTGATGTAACTACGGAACAGGTGGTCGCGCACAGAAGTTCTCTGGTAGACAGAAAGATGATTACTGAAACCGGTTACAAAAACATGGTTCTTGAGGAATGGGATGGGTATCTGCTGGTATTCATCGGTGATAAGGTTTATCTGGCGGATTCCAGAGCAACGTTCACGAATGAGAATCATTTTGAATATGAGTGGTTTGCATGGAAGCTCAGCAAGAGCGTGATATGTTCCAGAGTTGAAAACGGTGTGCTGTATGTGGGCGCAACTGATGGTGTTTACACGTTGACAGATACGGAAGCAGCGGTGGAAAGCTATTGGGTGACTCCGCTTGATAAGTTTAAATATCCGCACAAGCTGAAGACGACAAACAAAAGAGGGTGTGTCGCAGAAGCAACGGGGAATGTTTCCGTATATGCAAAGTTGGAAGACACAGAATTTGAGCTGATCGGGACGTATGCCGGCATAACGGATTATTTCGTCAGCAGGATCAAACGTAAGAAATTCAAGGATATTCAGCTGAAGTTCTATTCACAAACGCGATTCAGCCTTGAAACGGTAACTCTTGAGGCTTGGGTCGGAGGATATATAAAGAGGTGAAATAAATGGAAACACCAACGATAAATTATGATGATAAACGCTTCGACCAGGTTGAAACCGATAAGCAGGAAGCATTAACCGATTTGGAACAGACCTATGGCGGGATAATTGGTGAGTCAGACAAATATTATCAAGCTCAGATTGATGCTTCAAAGCAATGGGCAGACAAGCAAAGCCAGCTGCAGCAAGAGAAGACCGATTTTGCCATTGAGAAGATTGAACAACAAAAGGATCAGGCGCATAAGGACTATACAAAAGAACAGTCAGGTGCTTATGTTGACTGGCAGAAACAAAGCAACGAATATGGTTCAGCTGCCGAGAAAATGGCATCCGCAGGCCTTTCAAGCACTGGATTCAGCGAGAGTTCTCAGGTGGGTATGTATAATGCATACCAGAACCGTGTTTCAACCGCAAGAGAGTCTTATAATCAGGCGGTATTAAATTATAACAATGCAATTAAGGATGCCAGGCTGCAAAACAACTCTGTTCTGGCGGAAATTGCATATCAATCCCTTCAGACACAGCTTGAATTATCTCTGCAAGGATTTCAGTACAAAAATCAGCTTATTCTGGATCAGGCCAATAAGAAGATGGAATTGGATAATACTTATTATCAGCGTTACCAAGATGTGCTTAAACAGATCAATACTGAGAATGCGTTTGCTGAAGAACAAAGACAGTTTAATGCATCCTATGAACAGCAGGTCAAGGAATTCAATGAATCCATCCGTCAGTTTAATCAGAACTATGAGGAAAACGTTCGTCAGTTTAATGAGGAAATTGCAAGGCTCAAGAAAAACGATGAACGTGCGCATCAGATTGAAATTCAGAATCTTGAGCTGAAGAAGCAGCAGATGGCAGAAGAAAAACGTCAGTACGAGGCGGAAATGGCGCTCAAGAGGCAACAACTTGCCGAAGAGAAACGTCAGTTCAATACACAGATGGCAGCAAAACAAAGGTCAAATTCTTCCGGCTCAGGTACAATTAATAAAACACCCAAAATCAATTCAAACGGAACAAAAGTAAGTGATGATCCGAGGACGATGCAGAGTATTATGGCACTTGGCTATGGTCCTATCAACCCGTCAAAGCTTAATTCACTGGTCGCACAGGGAATTGTGGAAGAATATACTCGCAATGGTGTCACGCTGTATAAGAAAAAAACATCGTCTGCTAAACCATCATCCGGAGGTGGCGGAAAAATGCTTCGGATGACAAAATAAACACAACTGAATTGGAGGTGATATTATGTCCTTTATGGAAGAATACAACAAACTGAAGAAAAAGCGACTTGGCGAAAGCGAAGAAAAAAATACAATGAAATCCTTCATGGAAGAATATAATAAGCTAAAGGAAAAACGACTCAGTGAAAGTGAAAATAAAACGTCAACCAATTTTTTGGCGGATGAACGAAACAGGTTAAAATTAGAACGACAGGCAAAGGCAGATAATGAAAAAGATATTGCTCCGGTTGCCGAACCTAAGAATCAATCGTTTTGGGATGCGTTTATAGCTCAATATGAAAAAGCGAAGAACGCAGGTCCCGTTTCTATGATGGATTATGTATCTAAGGTGGCTGATTCAACTACAATCTCCGCAGAAAAGAAGAGACCTCAGAATCGGGTGCATGGTAAAGAATCTGAAAAAAGTGAATCGTTTTTCGGTAAGCTTGAGGCAGAGTACAATAAGTATGCGAACGATCCGAATACTTTACTGAATAAAGCTCGAAATCTTCCGGAAGCCCAGTCTGTGATAAAAGCTGCAGACAAATTAAACGAAAATATTGCTCCGGTGATTAAACCGGTAACAGATGCTATTGACAAAAAGATTAATTCTGCAAAAGGAGAAGACGGAAAATTAGATTTTTTCCAACCAGGCGCATTTGATGATGGATATCAGGCGGGAGATGTAACCAAAGCTTTATTAGGTACGGTGGGCGATACTGCAATTGGCGCTTTTAAAGGATTCGGAAGTATGATAGAGGGCGGTGTTGATCTTGTTGAATATGGTGCAGCCAATGTTGCTAAGTTGTTTGGTTCTGAAGAATGGTATCAATACCTAAAAGAAGATGCACAGAAAAACGTAATAGAAAAATGGACAAAGGGGTTAGATGGATATTTCGATCAATATAGTATTCTTGGAAAAACATCCGATGCAGTTACACAAGGAATCGGACAATTGGCATTAATTTATGTAACTGGTGGCATTGGTGCTGCGGCAGGGTTATCTTCAGCAGGAACAACAGCTCTGACTACAGGCACATTGGGATTCAGCAGTATGGGATCGGCTATGGGAGAAGCGTATGCATCTGGAGCAAGTGACGGAGAGGCAATCACATATGGATTGATAGCTGGTGTTGCTGAAGCTGGTACAGAATTGATATTTGGTGGCTTGGGTAAAACTATCAATGCAAAGGGACTCAGTACAGGTCTGTCAAGCGCAGATGACATGCTGGCCAAGAAAGTATCTGGATTGTTCAAAAATCAGATAGCAAAGAATATCTCGGAATATGGTGTTAAGGCGGCAGGAGAAGGTGTAGAAGAAGTATTGTCCGGAGTTTTACAAGCTGTAGGTAAAAAGATTACATACATGACTGAAGAAGATTTGGACGAACTTCTGAAAGATGAAAATTTGCTTGAGCAGTTTGTTGTTGGTTCCGTAACCAGTGCTTTTGCGCAATCAGGTTATATCCCCGGAACGAGGAACGGAAGCCTTGCTGAAGCCAACAAAACCGGAAGGGATTTCATCACCGGTTTAAATCAAAACGAGCAAACTGTAATCGATAGGGTGTACAAGGACAGATTAGCCGAGGCAGAGAAAACCGAAAAGATTACCGGGAAAGAAAAAACAAAAATTTATGATGAAGTAGTTAGCGAAATGGAAAAAGGTGCTATCAGTACCGATACCATTGAAAGCATTCTGGCCGAGGATACCTATAAATCTTACAAAGACACCATTGAATCCGAAGAATCAATGAAAAAAGAGCTGGACGAACTTCAGCACATGGAAGCCGGAAAGATGAACGACATTCAGAGAACCCGCATGGAAGAGCTGAAGGGAATGAACCTGAATGACACATCTAAAAGAGATAGCCTGAAAGCAAAGCTTGACGAAGAGGTGTTGAGCAAGGTTAAAGACAGCCGGCTTTCAGAAAGCTACAACGAGAAATCCAAAAGGGGTCAGACGTTCCAGGCGGATATTAAGCAGTACGACACCAAACAGCGATCCGCAGTACAGAGAGCCATTGACAGCGGAATCCTGAATAACACGAACAGAACACACGAGTTTGTTGATTTGATCGCAAAGATTTCAGCAGACAAGGGTGTTCTTTTTGATTTCACCAATAACAAAAAGCTGAAAGAATCCGGATTTGCTGTTGAGGGCAGGACCATAAACGGTTATGTTACAAAAGACGGAATTTCCATCAATATCGATTCCGCAAAGTCATGGCAGACGGTTGTGGGCCATGAGGTAACGCATGTTCTGGAAGGTACAGAGTTTTACAACGAGCTGCAAAGTGCAATTACGGAATATGCGAAGTCCAAGGGTGAATACCAGAGTAAATATGATTCCTTGACGAAATTGTATCAGAATATCGAGGGTGCAGATATCGATGCGGAATTAACCGCTGATCTGGTGGGTGACTATCTCTTTTCAGATGAGGACTTTATCAAGAATCTTTCTGCGAATCATCGAAATGTGTTCCAGAAGATATACGACGAAATAAAATATCTGATTAAGGTTGCCACTGCCGGCAGCAAGGAAGCAAAGCAGCTTGAAAAGGTGAAAAAGGCATTCGAGAAGGTGTACCATGAGTCTGGCAATCAGACCGATTTAAAGCACGATAACCTTACAGAAGCCAAGTATTCATTGGGAGAAATCATTGACCAAAGCGGAAACAATTATGGGATTGGAGTTCGTCTTGATTCGACGCTGCTCGATAATCTGTCGCCAAAAGAACGATTAGGGATGGTGAAGGAATACATTAGGGAACTTGGGGGGGAATCTTTTACTGCCTATAACAAAGGTGGAGATAAGGTAAGCATTACAATTGCAAAATCTAATGCAAAATTTGAAAACAGAATCGGGAAAAAAGTCCCTGTAAACAAAGATCTTGCATCAAAGTATATTGGTAATGAAGTAAAGCAAGAATCCATTGCACTTATTGACGAATTAATTACTGCTTCAGAGTATGATGGGAGCGCATCTCCTAAATATGCACATGGCTGGTTGGACAACAATGGAAAAAATAATTGGGAATACTGGACTACATATGTTCAGGATAAAAATAACACCATCTGGCAAGCAACGCTGAACGTTGCAAATGCCGCAGATGGTACAAAATTCTTATACGATATTGGGCCAATAAAAAAAGTAGAGAGGTCCGTCAAGTCGGACACATTCTCTACTAACAATACTGTACCACGAGAAGCACAGTCTGTCAATAGTGATTATATGCAAAGATCCGCAAAAGATTCACTCTTGGAGGATATTGCGCCGGTAAGAAAAGATGTGGCAACAACAGCTAAAAATACAGAGATCACATTCGAAACGCTTACATCAAAAAAAGATATGAACATCACAAGAATAGAAACAACACTCGATGATGTTATTAACAAAAGTAGAACTGATATTGTAAATGAAGCTAAAGAAAATCTTTCATCGTTAAAAGATCCAAACGGCGTAATCAAAATCCATAATGATGATACGAATATGGATATAGCTGTCGGGAAATCCGGAATAGAACATGGTCTAGATAGAAACTACAATTATACCGCAATGGTATCTATGAATTTAGAAAGTTATTTAAAGAATGCGATAAAAATCAATGAAGCCACTGCGGACAAACAAAGAACACATGATAGTGATATTTTACTCGGATATGGAGAAACAGCAAGCGGCGAAAAGATTCCAGCGTATTTTGTTGTATCAAAACTTAAAACGGGACTGACCGAGTTAGTAGAGTTCGGCTCATTATATTCAATGAGAGCAAAAAAAATATCGGGAGATTCCACACAAGGTGGCTCTGGCTTTCGGTCCAGTACTCCCGACACCATTAGTATATTAAAATTATTGGATATTGTCAATGCGGAATATTCTGACATACTTCCTAAAACGGTTGCGGAACATTATGGAAATGTAAGAAGAAGCTCAAAACTTGGAAATAGCGTAAAGAACTCATTGAGCGTTGATTCTGATGAGGTGTTCTCTCCTGACAGAGATCGCATCGTCCCATTGAGAGACCTACGTCTTGAAGCTAATACCGATGATATCGGTCCAGTGAAAACAGCTGAGAACATAAATGCAGAGTCCTTTGAGAACACTGCTCCGGTTAGGACAGCGGATCAGGGCCGTACAGCACACGAAACGTTTCCCGACGACTTTGCGCCTGTTTCAGAGAAAGCATCGAGGGAAAACATTGAGACGAATATGACAGAACCCGAAACAAAAACCGATGAAACGTCGAGCGAAGAAACCGCAAAAGAACCGAAAAGGGTAAAACGGGCACAGCTGCACAGTCAGATTGTGGATAAAATCAAGACAGAATTCAGCAAAAACGGATTTGATTTTGACAAGGTTTTGAAAAATGCAAAAAATCTTTCTACATTCTCGACCGTTGACAATACTCCGCAGAGAGTTATGGAAAAGGCTCTTGGCTACAAAGAAGGCAACATTTTGAGCGATCTTACCGTGAACAAAGTAGCGCAGAACGAAACGGAAGGTATCAAGTGGCTAAATTCTTATACTGACAGAAAGACCGGATTACTTGCGCAGATTTCCAAACAGTATGGTATTAAACCGGGGAGCAAGGAAAGCGCTGCTGCTCAGATGTATGCCGAAGGATTCTATGTTGCTAAAAACAACGATATTTTGAAATATGGCGACGAAGAACTTATGAAAGATTTCAAGGACATCCGGGTACAGGAAAAAATCAAAAGCCTTGCAAGAGATCCAAGAATCAGACAAATTTACGATGAAACCCTAAATATGATCAACGAATCAAGAAAGAGAAATGCATACCCGGAAATTCCGAGACTTGACAATTATTTTCTGCACTTCAGGGCAATGAATGACACGTTCTCACGGCTGGGATTACCATTTAATCCGAATGATATCAGAGCAAAGGATCTGCCGACTGACTTGAACGGTGTGACTGCGGATCTCAAGCCCGGACAGCCGTATTTCGCAAGTTCAAAACACAGATTAGGAAAGCGTACATCATTCGATTTACTTGGTGGTTTGGAAAACTATTTAACCAGTGCTAAAAATCAAATTTATCACATTGATGATATTCAGACACTTAGGGCGTTGCGAAACTATATTGCCGATACCTATGGGCAAGCAAATGGTCTTGAAAACTTGGATGTGCTCAGCGAGGAAGAAGCACAGGAAAGAATCAAAGAGGTTTATGATTCCCATCTTTCGACTTTTGCAAAGTTTCTAAATGAAGAAGCAAATGTGATTGCCGGAAAGACCGCATTGATTGACCGCGGACTGGAAGGCATCATAGGTAGGCGAGGAATAACTTTCCTTAATACCCTAAATAAACAGGTTGGTAGTAACATGGTAGGGTTTAATGTTTCTTCTTCTTTGACAAATTTCCTTTCCGTTGCTCAGGCATTTGCAAAAACAAACAAATTCGCCTTTGTAAAAGGATTTGCACAAACGGTATCCAACAAAATAAAATCTATATCCGGAGAATCTGATGGGTTTGCAGAGAACAATCCCACAATTATTAGACGAAAAGGTGCGGAAAGATTTCAACGAAACCTTTGGCAGAAAGTTGGAGATTTAGGGTATGTTATGGCCGGCGCTGTGGACAACATCTCAACAGAGATTATTACCAGAGCAAAATATAATGAGCTGATCGGAAAAGGTATGGATAACCAGAAAGCAATTGAGGAAACGGATAAATGGGTATCCAGACTGATGGGCGACAGATCGCTTGGTCAACAACCACAGTTATACAATTCCAAAATGCTTGGTCTTGTTACCAAGTTCCAATTGGAAGTCAGAAACCAGTTGGATAGCCAATTTTACGACACAATCCAAGAAGCAAGGGTTTCCAACAAAGATGTTGAAAATGGACTTAAACGAAACGCCAAGATAGCCGCCAAGATCACGTCAACGTTCGTACAGCTTGCGGTTGCACAACATCTCTTTGGAAAAGCGTTTGAATCTATTGCAGGGTACAATCCAGCCTTTGATATTATCGATGCCATAATTAAAACGTTCGGATGGGATGATGACGAAGACAGCGAAGATACTATCAAGGATAATGTGGAACAGGGAGTCTTGGCGTTGATAGAGGATATGCCGTATAGTAGCATATTAACCGGAACAGGCAGAATACCGATTGCATCCGCATTGCCCATTTCGGATTTAATATCGGGAAAGGATGAATACGGAAACGAAAAAAGCAGATGGAAAACCATTGGTGAAACGGTTCCGTATTATCTGTTGCCTGGAGGCTACGGACAATTCAAAAAGACAGCTAACGGATTGAAAATGTTCGATGATGATTTGCCCGTGGCCGGATCATACACAGATAGCGGAAATCTTCGGTTCCCGGTGGACGATACTCTAAAGAGCAAAGTGCAAGCTGGAATATTTGGTCAATGGGCAAGCCAAAATGCAAGGGATTATTTTGACAATGATATAGCACCACTAAAAGAGAAACAAATTAAAGAGTTTGTAGATGTTGGTATTCCAATACAAGATTATTGGAAATATCGGAAAGGACTTTCGAAACAAAAGACCCTGGAAGAAAAGTTTGATTACATTGCAGATCTGGATTTGCCCGTAAAAAAGAAAAATATCCTGATTAACAATGTGGTTGACAGAAAAGAACCTGTTGATCTTGAGAATTACGATGATTTTTCCGATTATGAAGAATTTGACTTTGCGACGAAAAACCCGGAAAAATACGAATTCCTTATGGCGAATAAAATCTCATTCGATGATTACAACTTCACCAAAGCAAGCAGGGAAGCTTATAGTTGGGCTTTCGAAAATCCTGAAAAGTATACACTATCCAAGGCTATTTCAAGCGATATTATAACCTACAGAAAATATTCCGATGATTTAGCAAATATTAAGTCCGACAAAGACACAAACGGTAATTCCATTAGCGGAAGCAGGAAAGAAAAAGTTATCCGTTATATCAACAATCTGGATGGCGACTACGGAGAGAAAATTATCCTATTCAAAAGTGAATATCCATCTGATGACACTTACAACAATGAAATCATTGAATATCTGAATGACCGGGACGATATTTCCTATGAGGAAATGGAAACCATTCTGAAAGAACTTGGGTTTTCTGTTTTACTGGATGGAACTATTTCGTGGAAATGAACGAGTGAAGAGAAGGCAGAAATGTCTTCTCTTTTTTGAAGGGAGTTGGTGGAATGAATGAAAAACAGGACAGAGTTTATACGCGCACAGCCTCGGACCTTGAGCGAAAGTATAATTTCGGTAAGACGTTTGCTGAGATGCTTGGCCTGATAAGCGATACTCGCAAAGATCTGGATTCGGTTGAATCTACACTGCGGGATGAGATTACAAAACAAGCAACATCCATTATAAGGGATACAGAGTCCATCGTTTTGTCAGCGACAGAAAGTCAGCAGAAAACTACAGACGATCTCAAAACACAGATCACAGAAATTACAAGCACTATGGAGCAGCAGTCCGATCAATTTGAATTCCGGTTTACCAATGTAAAAGGTGAACTGCAGAATGTATCTGACGCGCTGGTAAATAGTCAGGAGCTGCTGGAGACATACATCCGCTTCAAGGGGGCGCTGATTGAACTCGGCAAAGTGGGAAACAAGTTTACGGCAGAGTTGGATAACGAGCGCCTTGCGTTTTTGGAAAATGGCGTGCAGATTGCCTACATCAGTAATAACAAGCTCTATATTACCGATGCGGAAGTATCGGAGCACCTTGCCATGGGCAAGGCAGACCGGGGATTTTATGATTTGTACGTCCGCGTCAACGGGCACCTGACGCTGAAAAGGAGGCGGTAACTATGGCGCAGTTTGGCACATACAGCAACAGCTCATCCCCGAAAATGAAATGGTACGCCGACCTGTCCTATACCCGCATCAGCAACAGCGTTGTGCGTGTCACCATCACGGTCACCGGCGAAATATTAAACCACGTGAGCAGCAGCTGGATCGGCACGGGAAACGCCATCACGGTATATGCCACGGTCAACGGCGTCAGCAAGAGCAGCGTGATCAAGGCCTCTTCGGCATCGTGGTACGGCAATGTCAATAATCCGCGCAGCTGTTCCTTCAGCTTTGACGTATCTTCCTCGGCGGCGGGGACGAGCATTCCGGTGTCGTATTATGTGTCGGCTTCCGGATACGCGGCCCCTGCAGCCGTACCGACGCAGTCTACATCGTTTCTGACGCCCGCCATGCTGTACGTTGCGAGCGATCTGAACCTGACGAGCATGGTAAACGGAGCATATACGGACACCGTTCATGCCACCATCACACCGCAGCACAGCAGCTTCCGGCATAAAATCGTATACAGCTGCAACGGCCACACCGTCACGCACACTGGAGTAACAACCAGTGACAGCCTGCAGATACCTCCCGCGTGGATCCCAGACGCAGCGAGCGCCAAGGTGACCGCGGTATGCACCACCTACAACGGCAGTGCGGAGATCGGCTCGGACAGCGACTACACCACGGCGATCGTACCGGCATCCGTCGTACCGACCATCAGCGGGGTATCTGTGGCCAGAATAGACGGTACGGTCCCTGCTGCATGGGGCGTATACGTACAAGAAAAAAGCGCCGTCAAACTGACAGTTACCGCATCCGGTGCGCAGGGCAGCTCCATCAAATCCTATAAGATCACCGGAGGCGGGTATACCGGCAGCACAAATCCGTTCCAGACAGGGCCACTCAATACAGCCGGAGAGATCACATTCAATGTCGTCGTAACAGACAGCCGGGGAAGATCCTCCGCAGCTTACACGGTCACGGTCAACGTTATTGCGTATACGTCGCCGAAGATCAGCGCTGTGCTGACAAAACGCTGCGACAGCGCGGGTGCGGATAACGACGAGGGTACTTATGCGCTGTGCCATGGTACATGCACAACTTATCCTGTGGCCGGCAAAAACGTCATTACCCGCAAGCTGTATTACCGTCAGTACGGCACGGACGCATGGACGCAGGCCGGAACGTGGACGTCCGGAGCAGCTTCCGTCATTGGCGCGGGGCTGTTCAGCCCGGACCGCACCTATGAGATCAAATACGAGGTCACCGACAGCTTTACGACGGCAAGCCCGGTATCCCGCATCGATCTGTTATCTTCGGCGCACTATCTTTTTGATCTTTATGAGGACGACGACGGCAACCAGTTTTTTGCACTCGGCAAAGCGGCGGAAGCTCCGAACCTGATCGACTTGGCGCATCCCGTTTCCGCGCCGTCTGCTGCATTCAGCAGCGCTCTGAAATTGGGCGGCAAGGACGTTCCGACCATCGAGACCGGCACATGGACGCCGGTATTGTCCGGCAGCGTGACGTACGCCAGCCGATCCGGAAGGTATATCAAAATAGGAAATCTTATATGGATCAGCTGCGATATACAGTTATCCAGTAAGGGCGGCGCAAGCTCAGCGCTGCTCATTACAGGATTGCCTTATCAGCCGACGGCAAGGACAGCGCTCGCGGAATCATTTGACTATGCGACTAAAACGCCGCAGGTCGCTCTTGCAGAGACAGCTAATTATATCAGGTTAACGCATGACAGCAGTGGGGCTTGGGGTACAACGACACACGCTTATATATTGGATAATTTCCATGCTATTGTTAGCGGCTGCTATCCAATTTAAGGAGGGAAACACGATGACAACGACGATCACGCTTGACGCCCTGACCAAAAACAGCGTGTCGGTCAAAAGGCAAAAGACCATAACGGCAGATGGGTCTACCTACGAGATCGGCGAGCCACATCGGTGCGCATACGCCAATAGCGCATCCGGACGGGAACAGATTGCGAAGGAGCTGCCGGAGCCGTATCTGTCCGCGGTGCTGGCCGTATGGGGCAGCGTCCCGACCGTAGACGAACCGGAAGGAGGTGTTTAATGATGGGTAAATATCTAAGAACGATCAACAATTATCCGCCGTATGCGCTGATGAAGGACAAGCGGGGCTTTATCAGCAGGCTGTACGGCAACGGGCATACCGGAGTAGACAGCGCGGGAAATCAGTGGGCAAACCCGGTATGCGCGATCTGCGATGGTACCGTGCTGCAGGCTTATATAAGCGCAAGCCTCGGGAAAGTCGTCCAGTACGGCGCAGGACGCGTTAAAATCGCGTATTACCATCTTGCTACGATCTCCGTAAAAGTCGGCCAGCAGGTCACTGCAGGCAAAACACAGATAGGCATTGAGGGCAACACGGGAGCGCTTGCAGACGGAAAGCATCTGCATGTCAGCATCTGGATAGACGGCGTATTGGTCGACCCGCTCCCTTATCTGACAGGCGCAAAAAAGCTGCCGGTGATGCAGCAGTCACAAATCAATAATGCTCTGACAGGAGCGCATGAGGGGGAAAAGTACATGATCCGCAAAGTAACAAAAGCGCTGAATCTACGCAGCACACGGAGCCTTGCAAACAACAGCAACCTCGTTTACAAGGATATGCCGGTCGGCACGGTATTCCTGGTCACAGATACAGTCAAAGAGGGTAATGTCACATGGGGCAAGGTAATTGTCACGATTAACGGCAGGACCTACGCCGGATGGAGCAACATCGCGGCGACGTGGAGTGTGGAGGTGTGAATATGGACGAACGCAGCATTGCACAGGAGGCCTTAGACAGCGCCAAAAGCGCACACAAGCGCATTGACACGCTTGAACACGAGGTTGGAGATCTCCGCACGCTGACCGTCGCTGTGGGTAAAATGGGGGAACGTCTGGAAGGCGTCAAGACGGACGTGGAAGAAATCAAAACGGACGTGAAGGCCATCACGGACAAACCGGGACGTCTGCAGGACAAGCTGATTGCTGCAGCGCTGACCGCGCTTGCAACAGGTCTGGTCGGCGCTATTTTGGCGCTGATACTTAAGTAATATTAGGAGGAATAAAAAATGGAATTTTTGAATTACATCACGGAAAACGCCTTGATCCTTATCCCGGTGCTGATTATTATCGGCCAGATAATCAAGGGCATCGAGGCGATCGCAAACAAATGGATTCCGCTGATCCTGCTGCCGCTCGGTATCGTAGGAGCAATGGCTCTCAGCGGGTGGACGGTGGACGGTGCCGTGCAGGGCGTACTGATTACCGGAGCTGCGGTATACGGGGATCAGCTGGTCAAACAGCTCAAAACAGCGGAATAATAAGCAAAGCGGGGCACCTTATTTGGGTGTCCCGCTCTTTTTTGCTGCGTATTTTAACGTCCATCCTTTGTAGCTCATCGATGGCCGTCCTTTTCGGGTTCCGTTAATCGATGATGCAATCGCCGAAAATCCAGTGCGTATGCGTGTAATTGATTTTTCTGGATCAATGGCATCAGGCTCAAAAAGCCGATAGTTATTCCTGACCCAGTCCAAAAGGTTTACAACTTCGATCTCGTTCCCTTCCGGAGACACCAGCAGCCAAATGTGCGAATTCCGGTTCTGCGGCCCTCTTTGATTTTGCGGATCCATAAGGGCTGCTGCAACTCCGATCGGCTGCAACTTATGCATCACCGCGCGTCTCTGATCGTTTTGCTTAAGCGATTTTTTTGCGTCATCGCTCCAATTATTTGATACGCCCATGTGTTGTTGGCTGCGGTATTTAGCGCTGCACTCATTGCTGCATGTATGCTTTTTGTCAGACGGATAGCACTCAAATTCTTTCCCGCAAATAACGCAAGATCGTTTAATCACAGCAGCAGCCTCCTTAGATCATCGATCTCAAGAGCATCAGCAAGCTTAACCGCTGTATTAAGAGTAATATTGCCGATATGACGCCTGCCTTTTTCGATGTCACAAATGTTTCCGCGGCTCATACCTACTGCATCTGCAAGCTGCTGGACGGTCATGCCTTTTTTGGTGCGCAAATATGCCAGGGGATTGGTCGGCTTGTTATGGCAATCCCTTCCATAAGATGACAGACTACATTCGTCACAGGTGACACCGTCAACATTACAATCAATATACCGTTTCATTTTTTTGATCCTCCTATTATTTAATAATGACAGCTACCCGCGCGTCGTGCATCACGATTTCTCCCTCATCTGCACCATAATCTGCGCTATCGCTTACCAGCAGAGCGCAATGGTTATAGTGATTGATGCAAAAGTTTATGGTGCGTTCCGCGTGACATGCGGCATCTGTGTGATCGTTGATTTTATAAGCGCTTACGCCATCAAGTTCTTCGGCATCGTCGATGTCTTGGTCTCCAAAAAGATCTCTGCTGTCAAACTGATGGCTTTTATGCTCCATCGCACCGAGCGAAAATTCAACACCGTCCTGCACGCGGATACCAACATACTCATAATCCCAAGCGAGGTTCTCGATCATTTCGATAATTTCTGTTACTGTCATTTTTATTCCCTCCGTATCTCTTACTGTGATTATATTGTACTACAAATGTAGTGCAATGTCAATAGCTTTTTCAAGATTTTTTTAAAAATTTTTCGAGTGATACCTTATGTACATACGCAGCTCATTGCAAATCAGCTGCAAGTCTTCAGACAATCGATCTGCGTCAAAAGCCAGACCTTTGAGCGCACGCCGGTCTATGCCGGATGTATCGGCTGATGCGCTGATCGTGTTTGCAATCCCGGCGAGGCCTTCCGCGTGATCGCATAGATTTTCTAACTTGTTCATGATTCCGTTCATTTTTTTGGCTCCTTTTTAGCACGAAAGAATGTATAATATTGTATTCAAAAATCGGCCTCGTACTCCTAAAGCTTCTGCATATCAATTGCAGAAGCAATTATTTGATGAGATCATGGTGGCAAAGTTCATATACCCAAATAAGACTAAATGGAATTCGTTTTATTTTACTGCAATCAAAAATGCAATCGATACATATAATCCATACATTGACCTATCAAAGATCGGATTCCCTAATAATTGGGAAGATGTTTTAATAAATAAATAATAAAGCGGGGCGTTCCGGTGTGGAGCGTCCCCGCTGTTTTTTTATTTGCCGATATGTTCTTGGAAATGTATATCCGCCCGTAGTTCTTCCAAATCACGTGCAAGGTTCTGCGCGGAATATGAAAGACCTGTGAGAGCGTGGTGGTCGATTCCTGTGGTACTGGCTGCCGCGGTTACGGTCGAGATAAGACCGGCAAGGCCGTCCGCCTTATCGCAAAGTAGTTCAATTTCTGAAAGAATTTTGCTCATGAAAATACCCCTGTCACAATTTATTTTTTACCCGAATTGAGGGCAGGGGTTCACCCCTGCCAAAAATTCAGGTAAAAGTCCAAGTTATTGCGATGTCATCGCCGTTTATCGTGATCTTAGATATTAATTTTGAAACGAGAAAACGACGATCATCGTCAGAACCGCATTCTATTATCTGCGGTGCAGCGCTCAATATTTTTCGGGCTTCGGAAAGCGATACGGGCTTACCGGTTTCTTTTGCAGTTGATAGCTCCAGCCTGTCTTTTTCATCGGTCAAGGCCTTAACGCGCGTGCCGATCTGGTCTATAGGTATACCGCCCACCTGGTACAGATCCAACAGGCTGCTGATTTGTTTATCGATTACTTTGATACGGGACGCGATCGCCTTTTGTCCGTCGGTTTTAGGCTTGCGTGGTTTGATTTTGTCTACATCATATGACATTTTTAATATTTGGTCAAGCACAACGTGCTCGAGTTCTTCCTTGCCCCAGCGCTTATTTGTGCAGTTATCGCTTTTTTTCATGCTGGAATTGCCATCACGGGAATAGCAGATATAATAGCGGTACGTCTTTTTTTCATGCGTTTGCCGGTTTGTTCTGACACAGGTGGATACAAAATACCTCGCGCCGCATTGGCCGCAGAAGATCAAACCGGATAGAAGGCTTTTGCCTCTCCATGCTATGCGCTGGTTATCGCTCATCTGGCTGCGCCTGCGCTCCAAATCAGCAACAGCGGCATCATATACCTCCTGCGTTATAATCGGTTCCTGCAGCCCGGGAAACACCTTTCCGTCATATCGCTGCATACCAATGTACACGGGGTTTGTAATAATGCTTGGAATAGAACCGGCATAAGACCACCCGCCGTATTTTGTTGTATATCCTTTCGCGCGGAAGCGTTTGCAGATTTCATTTGTGGATATCCCCTGCAGCCATAAGTCATAGAGCTCTTTAATTTGCATCGCTTCATACGGGTCAATCTTAAGAATCCCCTCGTCACCGGCTGTGTAGGTGTATCCGATCGGCACACCGGAGCCGCCGCGCCAGCGTCCTTCCTTTGCCGCGCCGATGCGGCCCATTTCCATGCGCTCCTTTATCTGCTCCCGCTCCAGTTGCGCAAATACGGACAATATTCCGATCATTGCTCGACCGAAAGGGCTGCTTGTATCGAAGTTTTCAGACATCGAGATAAAGGAGACGTTATGTGCAAGCAGCACGTCCTCAATCAAATACAGCGTGTCTTTTTGCGACCGGGACAGGCGATCGAGCTTGTACACAAGCACGGTATCAAAGCGCCCTTCCTTGGCGTCTTCGATCATCTGCTGCATGGCCGGTCGATCCAGCGAGGCCCCGGAGAATCCGGGATCAGTGTAGATCCGCGCAACGGTATACTTCATTGCTTCGCAATATTTACGACAACGCTCCGTTTGCTCGGCGATAGAGTATCCCTCTGCCGCCTGTTCGTTTGTAGACACTCTGACATATATCGCAACACGATTCATTTTATCACCTGTTTCAACAAAACCCGCCCGGCTTTTGCTGGACGGGCTTTTATTCTGCCTTTTTTAATTTCTGCGATCTTACACCGTCGATATGTTCAAACAAGTCGGAAGAAAGGATTGCCGTTTTAACTTCAAACTTACTGTTTTGAAGTAAATCATAGTGCTTTTCTGACATTTCATTTTCCCCCTAAATAAAAAAATACCCGTAGCGTCGTTACTCCCCGTATGGTGGGGGAACTACCTGCTATGGGTACACAATCACAAGTGTAACAATGTGTTACACCACATATAATATACCCCTGAATTTTATTTGTCAATCATTTTTTTATAACAAATAATTGGTATAGGCGACCACGCGACCAAGAATGCGCATATGCTGCAGCTGCTCGCCGGTGATGATAATAGGCGCGTAGCTGCTGTTTTCGGCCATCAGCGTAACGGCGTTATCGGTTTTATATACGCGCTTTAACGTGGCGCGCTCATCCTCGATGATCACGGCGGCGATCTCTCCGTTTTCAACGTCGGGCTGTTCGCGGATGTAAACAGAAGCACCGGGCATGATATGCGCTCCAATCATGCTGTCACCCTCGCAGCGCAAGGCGAAATCACAGCGAATATCGTCCGGCACGGGGATATAGCTGTCGATATTTTGTTCGGCAAGAATCGGCGTTCCGCAGGCGATCGTACCGATCAGCGGCTTTTGTACCATCTTAGGCAAAGGCAAGATGCCGGGGATAGAAAAAATATCGAAATCCTTTTTAGGAGCCGTAGTATTATCACGCGCCATGGGCACATCATACCCCATCAACCACGCTTCTGATACGTTTAACGCGCGCCCCAAAATTCCTAATTTATCTGAACCCGGTTCAACTTTCCCAGAAACGTATTGACTTAAATCGTTTTTGCCTAATCGCACATTATATTTTTCGCATATGGGTGCGCATTTTCTTAGTATATCTACCTGTTTTAAATTACGATCCGCCATTATTTGTTTTAAACGTTTGGAGGTTGTTTCCTTCTTCATAATAACACGCACCTTTCATGTGTATTATATCACCATTGAATGAAAGTTCAATAGCCAAACTAAAAAAGTTCAAGAAAATTGAATTTACATGTTGACATATTAAATCGTGAGTGATAATATAACTATAGTTCAAAGATATTGAACTAATAAACAGAAAGGAGGCGGAACTTATGCCTTATGATTATTCAAAACTGTCGGGCAGAATCGTAGAAAAATACGGTACACAAGCGAACTTCGCATCCGCAATGGAGTTATCCGAGCGCACAGTATCCCTTAAACTCAACAAAAAAATCGGATGGAAGCAAGTGGAGATTTCTAAAGCCTGCGAACTGCTTGGAATTTCTATGGAGCAAATACCGGAATATTTTTTTGCGATTTAAGTTCAATTATATTGAACAAAAGAAAGGAGTGAAAGGATGGCTAAACTATTTTTTTGGTGCGGAGCGGGGATGTTGCCTATTGGTTTTTCATTTTTGCTAATGGCGGGTAAAAAAGTACCCCGCAAATACGAGCTAATAGGCAGATCGCTCGTAACAGCGGGGCAAATTTTAGAGATTGTTGGGTTGTATATGATGTCCGTTTAATCAGTATGTTCTTTTGGCAGTTTATGCTCAGTACGAATATGATTCATTTTCCAAACTAGATTTTGAAAAGCTACGTCTGCTACTACATGAGCTTTCTGCCTGTATGGGTTGGTTTTGTCATCGGCGTGTTGCAAGTCTAATGCGAATTCGCTGATTTCTCTGGCGGATTCATCGTCAACAATTAAAGAAATTTTCATGGCACATAATTTGAAATTTTCTAAATCTGTTTCTGATGAATTTTTATCCCACAGTTTGCCGTAAAGATCAATCAATTCGCAAAACATTGTAAGTTTTGTAGTGTCGTCAAATTGTTTTGTTGCTTCAGATTTTGAACGGAAATATTTCAGTATTTCAGTCAGCAACGGAATTAAAATGCTAACGCCGAGCACAATCCAATATCCGGTGGGAATCCCCTGCTGCGCAGGTAAGTCTACAGAGCTTAAAGCAATCATAATTTTCACCTCCTTTAATCGATTATATCACCGAACGGAGGAAACAAGCAAGAAAGGAGTAAACCAAAATGTCCATCTGGTACGACAAAAAAGGAAAGCCCCACAAGATCACCAATATTATGGCCGACGGTCGAATCGTTGATGATCTGACCGGGTACAAAATCCCGCGCAATGCCCAAACGGCAGGAATTTACTACGTCTTCGATATGATGTGCGAGAAATATCTACAGAAAAAGCTTGCAGAAAGGGAGGCACAGTCATGATTGCGGTCAGGCTGAGCCGCCAATGCTCGCACGCTTCCGCGCCGGCATACCGGCACGGGGCAAAGAAGCAGCGCGGGAAGGACAGGCCGCAGGTCAAAGCACGAATCGACGCATGCCTATGCTGCACAAAAGAAAAATGCACCGGAAGCAATCGGTGCAAACGGCTGAAGGAGATAGCACATGACATATCGTGAAGTAAAGGACAAACTCGGCGGTCGCGCCTTCTGCGCGCTGCACTGTCTGAAATGCGGCCGCGAACTGCGCATATTGACCGATAAGGCCGCAACGGACGTCATGCGCGGAAAACCGATGCGCTGCCCGTGCGGCGGACATATCAAAGAACTGGAGGCGTTAATCAAATGATCTACGCAGCGATAATAGCGGGAGCGGTGCTGGTCGCCACATATCTGATGATGAGGAGGATTGACAGGAATGAATAAAAAATTTGAATTTACCGGAGAGATCAAAAAAGTATTTGGAGTTACATTGCAACAAATCAGAGCTAAAAAAGATTTTGCAAATGTCAAAAAAGGTGAGGTAGGAGGATGGATTGAGAGAGAAAGTAATTTATCGGTGTACAGTGATGCGTGGGTGTACGGTGATGCGCGGGTGTACGGTGATGCGTGGGTGTACGGCGGAGAATGGGGCTTTTCACCATTATTTATTCAAGGATCAAAATATTCAATCTGCATGTATACAAACAATAAAATTAAAATTGGATGCCAAATCCATAGCATTAACCAGTGGCTTTCGCACGGCGAAAAAATAGCGCGGCTGCATGGTTTTACTCCGGAAGAAATTGAAGAGTATCGCGATTACGTTGAGCTTGCAGCAAAGCGGTATCAAACGCAAAACAGTAAGGAGGAAAAATAATGGCAAATAGCTTTTCGGGGTGGCTCATTATGATCGGGATCGGGATATGCCTGCTCGTGTCGATCGGGGTCGCAGTAATGGAGTACCGGGAGGACAAGCGCCTGAAAAAAGCGGCAGAGAAGGAAGCAGAGTTCCGGCACAAGCGCATAGAAAGAGCGCACGAACACCAGGCCGAGCAGATGCGGTTAAGATATGAGCAGTGGAAAGATGTGATCTGAACGCCGTTTCGGACAGATACAAGGCGAGCAAGAGGGAGGGCGAGGAAAGATGAAATTGAAGGTTTTCTTTGTCTGGGTAGGAGATCACAGAATCAAGATAGTGGCGGAAAAGAAGTCGGATGCCAAACGGATCGCGCTGAATATCTATGGAGTTCCGGCAGATGCCATGCTGATGAGGAGCCTGAGAGTCGTGGAGGCGAGCGTGAATGACATTAAAGCAAATTGAAGCCGCAGCGGTCAATGCTGCAACACCGGATAATCCGCAGGCGGACCAGCTTGCAAAATACTGCGAATCTCTCACGATTGAGGAAACGCAGTATTTTTTGACCATTTTTAACCTGATCAGGTCCATGAGAGACGGAAGTATATCAAAAACGGAATGCACGAGGATCAAGGAGCTGTCCAGAAGCAGAATGCAGCGGTATCAGAACTGGCAAAGCAGCGTCAGGAAGTTTTACACGGAGCAGATCAGAAATGTGGAAAAACAGAGAGAGGAACGCAATGAGCTGGTAAAGAGGCTGAATGAGAGGGATGCTCCCGGGACGTTGAAGACGGCGCTGCAGCTGGTAGACCATCTGACCGGAGAAAACATCTATTTCAAGATGTCGCTGGCCATGCGCAGCGGAATAGAAGACCGGGAATTTGATGCGATCGTAGAAGAATGCGCACAGTTTCTGATCAGCCCGCTGACGGTCAAGGAACAGATCCGTGAGATCGTAAATCTGTTGAATGAAATGTGAGGGAGGGATCGCTGTGAAAAGTGCCAGAACGAAAGCATTGGATATCACTCAGAAAGTCAAGAAACGAGTATGGGAGAGGGACGGACACCGCTGCATTTTTTGTGGATCGCCGTATGCGATGCCAAACGCGCATTATATACCGAGAAGCCAGGGCGGGCTTGGGATCGAACAAAACGTGGTCACTGCCTGTGTTCAGTGTCATGACGCGCTTGACCACACGGCTGCCAGAAAGGAAATGCTGGAGCAGGCAGAAGAATATCTGAAAAATCAGTATCCGGACTGGGACAAGCATGACCTGACATTCTGGAAGTACGGCAGTACGGAATAAGGAGATCACGTACCGGGTGCTTTCAATTTAACGGGAAAGGTGAGCAAAATGGATGTGTATGAGAAAATCGCGGCCCAGCAGCAGGGAAAGGAGAACACAGATGTATGGATGGTCGGAGAACAGCTGAAAGAGATCATCAGCCGGGAACCGGATGCCGCGGAGATCGTCAGCCGGGATCTTGATGTGAAAGAAATGTCTCTGTCGGCTGCCGCCGGAAACATCAGAGCATATGCGGACGATATCCATAAAAAAGTGAAAGGTTCGTGCGTGTGTGTTCCTCCGTCTGTCGCAGAAAAGATCATTCGGGACTTTTACGGACTTCCGGAACCCGCGGAGAAGGAAGAACCGAAAAAGGAAATTTCCGATTTCATCGACCTTGAAGATTTTCTGTAAGGCGGTGAGCGAAGTGGAAGAGATCGACTACAGCAGTATGCTTCCGACCGAGCCTCCGAAGGGACTGCTCCTATGGCTGAAAATGTCCGGCAAGCTGCAAAGCGAAGTATTGATATATAAGTCCGCGTATATAAATGATCCCCGCACAGGGATGAAAGAAAAAGTGGTGGAATGTCATTGCAGCGAATGCACAGAAACATTTTATCTGGACTATGCTCCTGCGGCGGAATGCAGCCACAGCATGGGCCCGTTTGGTTTTATTGATTTCGAAAGCGGAGAAGCGGTAAGAGACGGAATGAGCGCACTTTGTCCGAACTGCCGGTCAATGGTCAAGGTGTTTCATATCGGTTCCATTCGATACGATAAGACGCTGGAAGAATATTGGCCAATCACTGTGCAGGCGGTCGATGGTCATTTAGCGATTATATGCTGGTATGTTTCGAGAGTCGGCACCAAGAACGGGCAGACGCGAAACGTCGTCAGACCGTGGGAAGCGTATCTGACGGTCGGGAAAAAGATGATTAAGCTCGTGGCTTACCAAAAGTTTACGAGCAGTATCAGCTTCTTAGGAGGGTGGCAGCAACGAAAAAGATGCACGGACGGATTAACAAATATAGATTTCGTGATGCCATGGGATCCTCAGATACTTATTGGGACCGATGCGGAAAACTGCAAACTGGATTTGTTTATGCGTTCAGATGATCAGACGTATCCGGTGACATACCTGCGCATATGGCAGCGCCATCCGAATATAGAAAACCTGATCGTACAAGGAGCGGGAATCCTGGTCAACAACATGATCCATTCGCAGACTTACAGCGGCGGATATTACGGACAATCAAGAATCTGCCGATCAACGATAGAAGGCGTTGATTGGAGTCAAAAACGTCCGGCACAAATGCTTGGGTTGACAAAGGATGAATTCAAAATTGCCGTATCAGAAAAATGGAAGAGCGGGTGGCTTGATTTCTACAGGAGAACAAAAGCCGTTATTCGTCCGGAAGATGTAAAGCAGTGCTATAAATTCGGATTTATCAATGTGGAAGACATCATGAAGCGAAAGCAAGATCCGATGAAAGCTATCAGGTACATTATGAGGCAAAAAAAGAAGTATAAGGCCGCGTCGGTGGCTGACCTCGGATATCTGATAGACTACTGGAACATGGCCGGGGATTTGCATGAAGATTTACGAAATCCAGAAATTGCATATCCGCAGAACATAGTCACAGCACACGACACTATGATGATGCGCAAGAAATATCAGAAGACAGAAATCAGCAGAGAGAAGTTTGTGAAACGGTATCTGCAGCTGCAGAAGTTCTGCTGGGCATCTGATGGACTTGAAATCCATCCGGCACGTTCACAGTTTGAAATGATTCAGGAAGGAAAAGTCCTGCATCACTGTGTAGCTACTTACAGTAATAAGGTGGCAGAAGGAAAAACGGCGATTTTCTTCATACGCCGTTCAAATGATCCGGAAACACCGTATTTTACTCTGGAACTGGATGAAAAGAGCGGGAAGGTACTGCAGAACCGGGGAATGAGAAATTGCAACAGAACGGATGAAGTCGAAGCATTTGAAAAGAAATGGATCGAGAGAGTCAAAAACATAATCGAAAGGGAGAAGCAGAATGGAAAACGAAATGAAAAGCGCAGTAAAAAGCCAAACAGCAGAACAGACGCCGCGTGATATCGAGATCGTAACCTCTGAGATAAAAACAATTTGCCAGCAGGCACAGGCGATGGCGCTGATGTACGCAATCGAAATCGGCCGCCGGCTTAAAGAAGCAAAAGCCATCCTTCCGCATGGAGAATGGGGAAACTGGCTGAAGGAGAAGGTAGAATTTTCTCAGTCATCAGCCAATAACTTCATGCGTATTTTTGAGGAATACGGTACCGATCAGATCAGCTTTTTCGGACAAACTGCAAATTCGCAAACGCTTGGGAATTTGCCTTACACAAAGGCACTGAAGCTGCTGGCCATTCCGGCTGAAGAGCGAGATGAATTCGTCCGGAACAATGATGTTGAAAACATTTCTTCCCGTGAGCTTGAAAGATTAATCCGTGAGCGGGATGAAGCAAACAAGCGAGCAGAAGAGGCGGATCGTCGTGCCGCAGCCGCAGAGGAAGAACAGGAGCAATATAAGAGACAGCAGGAATTTGTGAAGAATGCGCAGGAGCAGATTGACCTGCAGAAAAAGGCCGCCGCCTCAGCCGAAGAGCAGGCCAGGGCCCTGCAGGAGCAGATGAACCAACTGAACGAGAAGCTGACCAAAGCCAGAGAAGCAGAAAAGAGGGCAAAAGAAAAGGCAAACGAGCTGAAGAATAATCCTACAGTGCCGCAGGAGATTATGGACAGGGTGAAAGCGGATGCCGCTGCCGCGGCAGCCGAAGAGGCAAAAAGGAATACAGAAAGTGCGATTGAAGAAGCCAACAGGAAGATCGGAGAGGCATTGAAACAAAAAGCAATTGCAGAGCGGGCCGCAAAGGAAGCGGAAGAACGCGCGGAGGAATTGAGAAAGAAAGCTGAGATGGCAAATCCGGACGTGTTAGAATTCAAGACCGTATTTATTCAGGTGCAGCAGGATATGCAGCGCCTGAAAGATGCAATCAGGCGGATCCAGGGCGCCGATGCCGGCACAGCGGGGAAACTATCTGCAGCCTTGTCCGCATTTGTCAGAAAATTCGGAGAATGAGAAAGGCAGTGTAAAAAAATGAATGCAAGAGTGCCGTGGAACTGCACAGGTAAACAGCGTAAGGCAATGATAGCCGAAGCTACGAAGATTGAAAAAGCCGTGATCGAGAACAGCCAAAAAAATATAGATGTTGCCGTGCTTTACGCGCTGCACCATTTATGCGGTTTTGGGCCGAAGAGGCTGAAACAATTCTTCTGTGGATTCAATCAAATCTATGACGAGCTTGTGAAGCATTACGAAACGGAAACGGATTTGCCGTGGATCTATGACTGGAAGCTGAAAGATATTGGAGTGGATGTGGATGCGTGGAGAGAAGAGGAAAAAAGACGGGAGCGAGAGAAATAATGAATTACATGGCTTTTTTAAAGTCTAAAATTGATGTCGCACCGGAGAGCGGTTTTCAAATCACCGAGGAAGAGGTAAATCCCATCTTGAAACCGCATCAGCGTGATGCGGTTATTTGGGCGGTCAAAGGTGGCAGAAGGGCGCTATTTGAGGCATTCGGTCTCGGCAAGACGCTGCAGGAGCTGGAATTTTTGAGGATAACAACAGAGAAGAATAGAGGAAAGGCCCTGCTTGTCCTGCCGCTTGGTGTGCGGCAGGAGTTCATACGCGATGCAAAAGAACTGCTTCACATTGATCCTCCGGTTTATGTCCGAACCATGGAAGAAATACGCAGCTGCCGTGCAACGATTCAGATGACAAACTATGAGCGAATACGCGACGGTGATATTGACCCGACATACTTTACGGCTGTGTCGCTGGATGAGGCGGCGGTGCTCAGAAGCTTTGGAAGCAAGACCTATCAGATGTTTCTGGATAAATTCAAAGGTGTGAAATATAAACTGGTTGCCACTGCGACACCGGCGCCGAACAAATTCAAAGAGTTGATCCATTACGCAGGTTTTCTGGAGGTCATGGATACAGGTCACGCATTGACGAGGTTTTTTAAGCGCGACAGTACAAAAGCGAATCATCTGACGATATATCCGGGAAAAGAACGCGAATTCTGGCTTTGGGTCAGCAGTTGGGCGCTATATATCAGCCAGCCCTCAGACCTGGGATATGATGATACCGGATATGCACTGCCTCCGTTAAAGGTAATATACCACGAGTTAAAAACGGAGCGGAATGGCAATGTAGATCGGGATGGACAAGTACAGATGTTTCGTGAGGCGTCTGTGTCTCTTCCGGCCGCAATGAAGGAGAAGCGGGACAGTATCCGTGAAAGAGTCGGCAAAGCTGCGGAGATCGTAAGAGCAAGCCCGGAAGATCATTTTATTTTGTGGCATGACTTGGAAGAAGAACGGAGGGAGATCAAACGTCAGTTACCTGAAGCCGTTGAGATATATGGCTCTCAGGATATCGACCAGAGAGAAAAGAATACCATAGACTTTTCCAATGGCAAAACAAGAGTGCTTGCTACGAAAAAAGAGCTCTCGGGATCCGGGTGCAATTTTCAGCGGCACTGCCACCGTGCAGTCTTCGTTGGAATCGATTATGAATTCAACGATTTCATTCAAGCCATTCACCGAATATATCGATTTCTGCAGCAGGAGCGCGTTGTGATAGATATTATTTATATGGATTCCGAAGCGGAGGTTCTGCGCGTCCTGAAAGAAAAGTGGAAGCAATACGATGAAATGACGGCAGCGATGAGAGAGATCGTGAAAAAATATGGGCTCTCAGGGACAAGGCTTGCCGATAAGATCGCAAGAAGTATAGGAGTGGAACGCGTAAAAATACAGGGAGAATTATATACTGCCGTAAATAACGACTGTATTCTTGAATTGGAACAGGTACCGGACAACACTTTTGATCTGATCCATACCAGTATTCCGTTCGGGAACCATTATGAGTATGTAGAGAGCTATAACGATTTCGGACACAATCAAGACACGGCGCGGTTCTTCGAACAGATGGATTATCTTAGCCCAAATCTTTTGCGTACGCTGAAGCCGGGGAGAGTGTTTGCCTGTCATGTAAAGGATAGAGTTCTTTTCGGCAGTGCGACAGGAACAGGGATGCCGACAATCGAGCCGTTTCACGCTCTGTGCATTGAGCACTACATGAAACACGGCTTTCAGTATTTTGGCATGATTACGGTTATAACGGACGTTGTAAGAGAAAACAATCAAACCTATCGGCTCGGATGGTCAGAACAGTGCAAGGACGGAACAAAGATGGGCGTGGGCTGCCCGGAATATATCCTTCTTTTTCGCAAATTGCCGACTGACACAAGTAAAGCATATGCGGATGTTCCGGTATCAAAATCCAAGGACGAATATACCCGCGCACAATGGCAAATCGACGCGCACGGTTTTTGGCGCAGCAGCGGAGACCGTCTGATGAAAAAGGATGAGATTGCACAGATGCCGGTAGAACGACTGCAAAGCGTCTATCGGAAGTATTCCCGCGAATCTGTATATGATTATGCAGAGCATATTGAACTTGCCAAAAAGTTAGACGAGGGCGGACGGCTGCCGGCGTCCTTTATGGTCGTAGCTCCGGCAAGCTGGAATGTGGACGTGTGGGACGATATCAACCGGATGCGAACCCTTAATACAGATCAAAGCCGTCGGAAGCTTCAGATGCACGTTTGCCCGCTTCAGATCGATATCGTAGATCGGATCATAAGATCGGAAGAGCGGTTC